CAGCTTCTCCCCCCAGCCTTTGCCTTCTATTTCCGGGTTGTTTAACCAGGCTACGAATTCCATCATTGTATTTAAAGCATTGACCATAAACGTTCCAATGTCTCTGCCTAGCTTAGTAAAGTTTTCCCCTACGGTTTTCCCCATACCATTTGCGCCTGAGAGCATATCCGTAAGCTCACTAAGGGTAGGGAGCAATACCTCACTTATACCTTGCCCTAATGCCATAAAGATTTTCATATTAAAGAAATCCCTCAAGGTAGAGAAAACTCCTAGCAAAGTCTTGGATTGTTTTTCTAACATTCCCATCCACTTAGAGTCTTTCTCCATACCTCTTAAGATTAACTCTACTCCAAGATTAGCCGGAATAAGCCCCTTCTCCATCATTTCTGTAACGTTCTTGGTATTCGTTTCTAACCCTTCAGCAAGATATCGTAAAGCTGGAACACCTGCCCCACCAAGCTGTTTTATTACCTCTTCACTAGAAAGCCTTCCTTTAGCCCTTATTTGTCCTAAAGCATCGGTGAAACGTGATATTCCTTCAGCCCCAAGCCCAAGTCCTGCTGCTACGTTTCCTAAGGTTTTTAGCATTCTGGTAGTTTCCTCAACACTAAAACCATAAGCAAAAAGCTTTCTGGTAGCATCGGCAAGGTCTGGGAATTCGAAAGGTGTTTTTATAGCGAATTCTTCCATCCAGCCTAAAAACTTTCTTGCCTCTTCCTCATTCCCTATCATAGTTGAAATAGCTAATTGTGTCTGTTCCATATTACCGGCAAGTTGCAGGGAGTTCGAAACAAGCTTTCCCATTCCCATTCCTGCCATTCCTATTCCTATCATTCCTAGTGGAGAAAGAAGCAAATTCTTTACTTTTGTCAGCCCTGTCCAAGCTTTGTTTATCACTGTAGAGAATTTATCCCTTATCGTTAAAACACCTTCCCAAGCTCTTGATGAGATTGAAACTAGCTTCCTTTCAATCCCTAATAGCTTGGTTGTAATATTATCTTTCACCGTCACGGTAGGGGACGCCTTAGCTTTATCTAGATGTTTTAAAGAAGTGTCTGTTTCTTTCAGCATTCTTACTAATGCGTCTAGCTTTTGTTTTACCTCTTCGTCTCCAACCATTCCAACTACAACGTCATAATGCACATATTCGCTGTTCAGGTCTGCCATTCTTTCTTTTTCTCCTCTAATTCTACTTGCAAACAGGCAAGTAGAAAACTTTGTTCATAATTAGAAAGCTTAAAGAACGTAGAAGGGGGGATACTGTGAAGTTTAAATAATAAATAAAGCGCATAAGTTATCCCGCCCTTCTTTATTAGTTTTTTATTTCTTCTACTTCCTCGTTAAATCCTGATAAGTCTGCTATTTCATTCGCAACGATTACCACTTCGCCCGGAAGTAATACCTTTTTAACGACATCTTCTCCAGTCAAAACATTATACTTGCTAAGTAATCTCTCGTCTCTCCAGTTAGGATTTACCGTTCCCGTTACTATTACTCCTAATTGATATTTCTCTTCGTCAAATGTTTCATTGCCAGTTCGTGGGTTTTTAAAGGTGCAACGCCTTCTTAATTCATACATTTCGCTTGTCGTAATGGGTCTAATAGTCAATGCTAAATCAAGTCTCTTAAGGTATATTGTGCGGGTCGTTTTCTCGTCCCCTAGCTGTAATAATTTATCTACTACATCAATGTCTTTTTTCTCAGCCATAAAATCTCCCCTTTAACCTATAATTTCAGGGTTACTATCAAAGTTGAATTCCCAATCTTCAGTAACTATTTCTCCTGCTTTAAACCGTAGAATATCGTTCTTAGTAAATTTAACATCACTAATCCGGACTTTAACCGGTTCATCTGCTTCCGGGTCTTCAACATAAAATTCTAACTGACATACCGGGTCCCACTCATCGTCCCCAATAATTGCAAAAGTCTCCATAAATTCCTTGCTTATCCTATAGCCTCTTATTACTCCTGTTCCTTCTACTTGGGTAAGTTTATGCCCTACCCTTCTTTGCCCCGGGATAAGTATCTTTTCATAAGTTTTATTGTCAGTTAGCTCTACTTCATTGAATTCTATTAAAGGTTGTCCTCCCAGGTAAACTGTTCCGTAACTTCCACTTAAAACCTGTTCTGGTCTAATAGCCATTTTCTATTCCTCCTATTTCACTATAAATGTTCCAAAAATCTTTTCCATTACATCAGTTAATCTTGCTTCCCATCGTAGATATACCTCATCAGGTTCAACAACGACGCCCTCTTGGTAGTAGTCAGGGTCTAAGGTTACGTCCCAGCCAGAGTTTTCTATTACGCCACCTCTAGCAAGGGTTTTCATATATTCTTTGCAAGCCCCAATCAATGCGTTCCTTCCAGCTTCCGTATTGTTTACCTTTCCAATATAGTTATCCTCAGCCGTTTTCAGTAGGTCTGCATTGATTGCGTCCATAACCCTGATGCTCCTAATTTTCTTCCAAGCGTTATTCTGCCCTTCTCCTAAACTTGTAAGCGTGTTAATTCCTTTTAAAACTTTTACCTTTTCTCCATCGTTATAGAGTATAAGCACTCCATTGTCAATAGCCTGTTCCATTTCTGACCTTGTCCATCGTCTCGTTACGTCGGCGAAAGGGGTAACGGCGTAAGTAACAGACTGATTAAGATTCTGCCCGGCAATAAGTCCTGCAATATAAATAGCTACCTTAGCACTTTCATACTCTACTCCGTTAAGGATTGCCCCGGTTCCTACGTTTACAATTCCTTCATAATTCATTGCTGTGCTCCTAGCCGTTGCCTTACCAACTGCATCTACTGCTTTATCGTCTGCCCCAGAACCGCCTATTACTCCTATTACTCCTTTGCCCTGACTCCTTATCTTTGCTATCCAAGCCTTAAGAGAAGTTTGAATGCCACTATCAGAAACGCCGTCAAGGGTAAAAAGGTTAAAGTCTTGTGTCTCGAATTTATCAAAAGCCTCAGCATAATCTGCGGCATCTATTCCGGTAATTCCGCTAGCTCCACCACTAAGAGAAGTTGCCTGAAGGTTTGCCAATGTTCCATTACCAGCAGCAAGCTTGGTCGCTATTATCCATTTATTCTCCGTGTCATTATTAATTGCCGCAACAACATCGTCTATGCTTGTTCCGCTTACAACAAAGGTCTTCAGGAGAATTGAGCCGTTATAAAGTTTAATATCTTTCTTTGTCGAATCTCCGGGATTAGTGCTAACTGAAACTTTTAGCTTGTTCCCCCAAGCCCCGGGATATTTTCCTTCAAGTTTTAGAACATCTATAGCTTCCCCGGTGGTAGTGTCCTTTAGGGTTATGCTTGCTTTCGCCTCTGTTCCGTCGGTAATCCTATAGGTGATAACCTTCCTTGCCCCACCTAATAATGCTAACCTTACTAATAACGCAGTTCCTCCAGTAGAGTCGGAGTAGGTATTAATTAGCTCTGCCTCGCTGGTAATAGTTCTAAACTCTTTCACCGGTCCCCAATCCGCTTTTATGGGGATTCCTACCGTTCCTCTTTCTCCCGCCTCTATTGCTGCTAATCCTGCACTTCTAAAATTCAAATATAAGCCCGGTAAAACCGGCTTTTGTGTAGTACTCCAAGTTCCTCCAGCCATTATTTTATCCTCCTATGTAAAAATTCTTCTACAATCTTCTGTGCCTCTTTGACTGTATATTTCTGTTCCTCTTTTCCAGCAAATGCACCTATTGCTATTTCTTGCTTAACTCCAAAAAGCTCCTGAGAGAAGAGAAGCAGGGCGTTAAGCTCATATTTCTCTTCTTCTACTTTTTCCTTTAATATTTCTTTAGCCATTTACAGCCTCCTAATAATATTATTATTCCTCTTCTGGTAACTCATATACAGGGTTGGAAGGTTGAGATGTATTCCTTGTATAAACTTTCTCTATCTTTGTGCCTTCTTCTTTACTCAATGTTATCTTTTCAAGCCCTACAGTAACGTGTCCCATATCGAAAGGTGATGCCTCTAAGTCTGATGTTACATCATCAATTATAACATAATCAGAAGTCCCTAGTAACACTTTGCCCCCTCTTGGTAGGGTTGACATAACTGTTTTTAGTCCTGTTTCTCTATCGCTTATTGTCTTTGTCAAGAAATGTATACGTATTCGCTTTCTCTCAAGTTCCATTCCTGTTCCTATCTTTTCTATTGTATCTGAGATGAGCCGAATAAGAATCGCCGGCATAGAGTATCCCTCCGGAAGTGCCCCTGTATATTTATTCCAGCCCGTTAACTTATTCCCTAGTAGGGTTTCTAAGCCATCTACCCAGCCATCTTCTGTAGCATACTCTGATGTTCCATATACTCGTAACGCTATAACGGTAAAATAAAGGGGACGTGTCAAGGCTTCAAATTCTTCATCTACATAATCTTGCCCACAGCCCGTATAAAAAGTCGTGAAAGTTTCTGTGCTATCGGTCAAGAGAACTCTGTCTAAAGCAGAGATTACCGAATTAACCTTAGCGTCTAAGTCAGTAAAACTTCCTCTTGCTACGTAAGGGTATATCTCGTAATTTCTTCTATAGCCAATCCAGTCATCAGCTTTTGTGTCTGAGCTTTGTTTTATAACGCAGAAGGGTTTCTCTGTTTTTGCTGTGGGGACTTGCATATCATAAACTCCCTTAAAAATATTTGTATTAACTAGTGCCGTCCTTATCCCTGCTCTCATCTGAATAATGACTCCACCATTCTTCTTATCTCCGTTCTGTGCTTGTCGACAGTAGGTTTTAAGATTGCATATCTTCCAGCGTGTCCTAATTCAAGATGTATTCCGTAATCGACGCCGTGTGAAAGCCTAAGCGTAACCTGTTTTCTTTCTACTATCGTCGTTGCGTGAAGGGATTGTCTTGCCGTTCCCGTTCTATCTTTCCAGGGAGCATTAGCCTTCATTTCCCCTTCAAGTTCTTTCCCTTCTATTGCCATAAGTAATACCAGTCCATAAAAGAGCCTTTCCGTATCAAATGCTTTATTAACCGTTACACTCATTCTATCTCCTTCACAATAGCAATATACCCAAACGTATTTCCGTAGCAAGAAAGGGGATATACATTCTCTACTTCGTATTGTTTACTGTCTATTGTCAAGATATCTTTTGCCCTTAAACTATCGTTTAGCGTTGTCCCCGTTCCGTATACAAATCCATAAAGCTGTTCTCTTTTCTCTCCTCCGGTTGTAAACACATAGCCAGGAATATCAGAGGCACTAAGAATGAATAACCTGCCAGCCACTGTTCCAGGACTTGTTTCGGTTCTAGTCAATCCTCCGGAATTATCATCAGTAATAGTTATCCTTTTAATCGTTGCTGTTATCTTATTCATATCTATCAGTGCTTGGTGTGCCTGTGATATTTTACTCATTCTATCCCTTCGAAGGTAGGGGTCTCTAGCCCAAAAGCCTTAGAACCTTCCCCATAATCTTTTGCTAATTGTCGATAGTTATTAGCTATATTCATACAATAAGCAATGATATCACCAGGAGAAGAGAAAGTTATCGTTTCTGCCCCAATTGATAAGGTTTGTATTCTATCGAATTGAGAGACTAGCTTTCCTGCTTTCTGAATCCAACCTATATAAGCCCCTTCATAAATATTGTTTACCGCCTGAAGTATTAAATTCAACTCATCGTCGGTAAACATATAAGGGGTTACAGAATCAACCAATAAAGCTCTTAAGCTTGCTCTCAATTCACTTGTCGGGGTCATTACGGCAATTCCACTTCCTCAACCGCATCTAGGGGAGAAGCCAAAACGCCCCTCATTGCCCAAGCTACTATCGGTGCTCTGACTAACCTTGTGGTATCGGGTTCTCCGGTTTCAATGGTAAGGTCAGCTTTTACAAGCTCCATAAAATATCTCTTCGGGTCAATAAGGTAACAAACTCCTGAGCTAACTCCAGGATAAGTATAAGTATTAGCCCCTACAGTAACACTCCAACCATCATAAGCTATGATTGTGTTCAATTGCCCTAATGCCGGGTATTCAGTTCCACCTATTACCATTCTTCCTAAAGCATCTTGTATGTCCATAAGGTTTGCAGTAGAGCACAATACAATGGAAGGGTTTCGCCTTGCATTGGTAACAGGGTTTAAGTCAGCATTAGCGTGCTGAATTGCAGCCCTCAAGGTAGCTCTAAGCTTTTGTAAATATGTTGCTTCTGTAGTGTTTTTTGCGGTATGATTCTTTGTTGCATATCCACTTTCTGAAAGAATCGGGTAAAAATGAAGGTGATTAAGTAATGCGTTATAAGCTTCTCCAAGAGCCCTGTTATAAGCCTCGATACTCCAAGTAGCATCAAATTTCTCTGTTTCAAGAGTCCACCCATCAAAACCTGCTGTCCAGGTTATGATTGGCACTCCATCGTTAGTATACATTGTCCTCGTTCCGAATTCTATCTGCTGTCCTTCGATGTGCTGGAGAAATACCACCTGAGCCTGAACAAACTCGTTAATCGGGACGATTTGCGGAAAGTCTGCGTTCGTTATTGTTCTGTAAATCGGCTTATAGAGAAGGGGAACAGCCTCCCTTCCAAAATCAACATCTAATGCAACTTTCTTAAGAAGGTTTTCCACTCCTTCCATAGCCGTCATCATTTCACCAAAGGGTTTATCAAGCTTTATGAGTTCCATCTCCCCATTGACAAGCTTTTTCTCAACATATTTCTGTTCTCCCCTTATCACGTAAGGGATTTTCTCTACTACCGTTTGATTCCTTCTCTCTTCTTTAAGGGCGTCAACTGTTATTATTTTAGCCATTTGCATCCTCCTATACACCATATATTATTGTCGGGAAGTATAGAAATTTTATACTTCCGTTTGTTTTAACACCAGTTAACACACCAACAAGCTTATTGCTTCCTGCTGTTGCCGTAAACTGTTTACTAGAATTGTTCCAATATACTTTTGTCCCAAGAGTATTGAAAGTGCTAGTATTTACCTGACTTGTTTCATATACTCCTCTGTCAAAGAGTATAACGATATCCTTTGTCCCACTCGTCAAAACTGCAGATTGTAATGCCATTCCTAAAACCCCATTGCCTACTATAAAATCTCCCTTGTTTATCGTTGCCGGTCCTGTGACCGTAACTTTTAATGTTCCACCGTTCGCTACTTTTCTTCCCATTCGTTTCCTCCTATACTATCGTTGGGAAGTAATAAAACTGAATAGCCTTTATTACTTCCTCTTCGTCTTTTATTACATCGGTTAAAACCCC